GTCAGCACCATTTTTCAGGATGCCCCCAAGCAGAGCGTTGTGATGCAGCTGGGCCGCAAGCTGCCCAACATGACCAGCAAGCAGACCCGCATTCCGGTGCTTTCCATGCTGCCGCTGGCCTACTGGGTCAACGGTGATACCGGCTATAAGCAGACTTCCCGCCAGGCGTGGGAGAACGTCTACCTGACCGCCGGTGAGCTGGCAGTCATCGTCCCCATCCCCGAAGCCGTTCTGGCCGATGCTGAGTTTGACATTTTGGGCGAGGTGACCCCGCGCGTCAACGAAGCCATCGGCCTGCGGGTGGACCAGGCCATTCTGTTCGGCATCAACCGCCCGGCAGAGTGGCAGAACGACATTATCACCGTTGCCCGCCAGGCCGGCAACAACGTTTCCGGCGGCATCAGCTATGATTCCCTGCTGGGCGAAAACGGACTGTTTGCCAAGGTGGAGGATGCAGGCTACACCGTGGACGGCGTTGTGGCTGCCATGGGTGCCAAGGCGTCCCTGCGCGGCATCAAGGACACCAACGGCCACCCCCTGTACAAGAGCGATATGCAGGGCACCACCCCCTATGCCCTGGACGGCGCGCCGATCTACTTCCCGGAGAACGGCAGCTTTGATACCAGCGTTGCCCGCATGGTGGCCGGCAACTTTAAGCAGCTGGTGTATGCCATCCGCCAGGATGTGGACGTCAAGATCCTGGACCAGGCCGTGATCCAGGACCCCAGCACCAAGGACATCATCTTCAATCTGGCCCAGCAGGACATGATTGCCCTGCGCGTTACCTTCCGCATGGGCTGGGCCATGCCGAACCCCGCCACCCGCATGAACGAGAACCGCGTCAACGTGCCCTTTGCCTACATTGACGCCGCGACCGCCTACACCGACCAGACTGTGACCTTTACCGTCAAGGATAATGCCGAAAGCTCCCCCAATGCCATTGCCGGTGCAGCTGTCAACGTGAACGGTGCCATCCGCCTGACCGGCACTGACGGCACCGCAGTGTTCCACCTGCGCGCCGGTGAATATCCCTACAGCGTCAAGGCAGACGGTTACCGCCCGCAGACCGGCACCGTAACGGTTGCCGCAGCCGCCGTGCCGGTTGCCGTCACCCTGCCTGCATCCAAGTAAGGGGGCTGCCATGTATGCTGATTTTACCGACTATCAGGGCGCCTACTGCGGCACCCTGATCACCACCCAGGGGCAGTGGATGCCCGCCGTGCGGGAAGCCTGCGCTTATCTGGACAGCATCACATTTGGCCGCCTGAAGTGCAGGGCACCGGTGGATGATACCGTAAAGCTGGCGGCTTGCGCGCTGGCGGATGTTGCCGCCCGCTACCAGGCCGCCAAGGCCGATGAGCGCAGCCGCCCCGGCCTGGCAGCCTTTAACACAGACGGCTACAGCGAAACGCTGAACACTGCCGCCCTGACCGCACAGTACACGGCAGACATGCAGGCGGCCGCGGATATTTACCTGCCGCGCAGCCATCCGCTGCGCTATGCGGGCCGGGATGGGAGGTGCCGCCCTTGTTCGGCTGTGACCAGACCGTGACCCTGACCCACCTGCACTATGACGGCGATGCCGACCGGGATGTGAGCGAGGAAACCACCCTGACCGGCGTGAGCTGGTACGGGCAGGCAAAAACCGCCGTGGATTCCACCGGCCTGCACGCGGCGCGGGTGTACAAATGCCGCATCCCGGAAAGCGCCGCCCCCGCTGGGCTGGACATTGCCCCCGGCGACAAGATCACCTGCGGCACCGTGACCGCCACCGTGCTGGACGTGCATGACAACCGCGGCCACCCCGCGCCGCACTGGTATGTGGAGGCAAGCTGATGGGACTGAAATATGATGCCCGCCTTGACCTTTCCGCCCTTTCGGATGCCCTGGAAAAACGGGGGCTGACACCGGGCGGGAGAGTGCAGAAGGCGGTGGACGAAGCGGTGATCCGCTATTGTGACCCCAAGGTGCCATTCCGAACCGGCACGCTCAAGCACAGCGCCATCACGGCAAGCGCCATCGGGGACGGCATGATCGTGTATGCCACGCCCTATGCGCGCTACCTGTACTACGGCGAGGTGTACGGCCCCAACATTCCCATTTTTGAGGGCGGCGAGCTGGCAGGCTTTTTCAGCCCGCCCCACAAGCACCCCACCGGCCGCCCGCTGACCTACAACGGCGCGCCGGATCGGGGCGCTTATTGGTTTGAGCGGGCCATGGCCGAACACAAGGATGACGTCATCCGCGAAGCCGCCGCCCTGGCAGGAGGAAGACCCGGAAGATGAACGTACTGGATGCCACCCGCGCCTGGATGCGTGCACAGTGCCCCCTGATCAACAGGCAGGACCTGTTCAACGCCAACTACCTGGGCGCAGAACCGACCGAATACACCCTGCGCACGGCCAGCGAGAGCCACCGCACCGACGTGCTGGGGTATGACCTGGCCGAATACAACCTGACCTTTGTGGCGCAGCTGCCATTTGGGCGGGAGCTGAAGCCCAACCTGGACGCTGCTGATTTTTTCGCTGCGCTCTCCGCCTGGATCCGCGGGCAGGAGCGCACCCACAACTACCCCGCTGTCAGCGGGTACCGCGTGACCAAAATCACGGCATCCAACGCCGGTGTGCCCACCGGGGCGGATGCCAACGCGGCCCGCTATCAATTACAAATCAAACTCTATCTTGAGGAGGAATAACCATGGCAGAAGCTGCTATCAACCTGACCGCCGGCCAAAAAGCTGACCGCAAACTGGATATGATCTTTGTCAACGTCGGCGGTTCCGGTACTGAGACCTGGGAACTGCTGGGCCGCGGCGTTGAGGACGCAAGCGTGGAATACAACCACGACACCGACACCGTGACCGACATCCTGGGCATTACGGACGTGAACGTGAGCGCCGCAAAGCCGGAGCTTGACCTGGACCCCTGCACCATCCGCGGCGGCCAGAAGCTGAGCGCCAAGCTGCTGGACATTGAGCGCCGCAACGCCGTAAGCGAGCTGAGCATGTTCGATGTGCTGCACGTCCACTGCTTCCTGGGGGCTGCTTCCGGCTCCTTCACGGCGGAAAAACACACCGGCTGCACCATCGTGCCCCAGAGCCTGGGCGGCTCCGATTACGTCGGCATGCCGATGAACGTACACCTGTCCAACAACAAAACGCTGGGCACCTGCACCATTGCGGCCGGCGTGCCCACCTTCACGGAGGAATAAACAATGGAGCTGAACATTGACCGCGGCTTAAAAAGCTATGACGTCAAGGATGCGGACGGCACCCTGATCGGCACCATCCGCTTCAATCCCTCGGACATCGGCCTGGCTGGCCGCATGGAGGAAGCCCGCGCCAAGATTGCCGAAATTACGGCCGCGCCCGTGACCGGCCCCGAGGATCTGGTGGAGTGGGACAGGCAGGTGCGCCACTGGTTTGATTACATCTTCGGCACGCCGGTATCGGATGTATTCTTTGCCGGGGTATCCAGTCTGGCTTTCTGCGAGGACGGCAGCCTGGTGGCCGAAGCCGTGTTGGATGCCGTCACTCCGATGCTGACCCAGGCGGTGGAAGCCGCCGCCAAGGCCAGCGCGGCCCGCATTGCCAAACACGCGGACGCCTACCAGGGCAGCACCGCCGGGCTGGCTCCGGAGCAGCAGTGAGCGGCTGGAAGCTGCCCACCAGCGTGACGGTATGCGGGCAGGAATTTGCCATCCGCAGCGACTACCGCGCCGTGCTGGATGCCATCTCCGCCCTGCGTGACCCGGAGCTGAGCCCGCAGGAACAGACCCTTGCCTGCCTGGAGATCCTGTACCCGGATTGGAAGCGCCTGCCGGACCTGAGTGCAGCAGCCCAGGCGGCCATGGTGTTTATCAACTGCGGCAAGCCGGTGGAAGCCGCCGTGCCAAAGCCCGCCCTTGTGGACTGGGACACCGACGCCGCCATCATGGCACCGGCAGTGGACAAAGTTCTGGGCTACAGCTGCCGCCGCTGCGCCTACCTGCACTGGTGGGAGTTCATCGGGGCATTTGGCTGCATCGGGGACGGCCAGTTTGCGCAGGTCGTCTCCATCCGCAATAAGCGCCTGCACGGCAAAAAGCTGGACAAAGCCGAGCAGGAATTTGTGCGCAACAATCCCGATCTGGTCACCCTGCCCAAACACAAGCTGACCAGCGCGGAAGAAGAATTTTTCAAAAGTCTGGGGGTGTAATTTTTGGCTGATGGGGCGATCATTCTGGATACCAGAATCAACAATAAAGGCGCCTATGCCGAGCTGAAAGAGCTGCAGGCCAAGGCCAAGAGCACCGCCCAGCAGGTTGCTGCGCTGGACAGGCAGATCAATACCGCAAACAGCAAGCATCTGGCGCTTGGGAAAGAGCTTTCCGATGCCCAGAGCAAGGCGGAATCCACGGCAGCAGAGCTGGAAAGCGTGAATGAACAGCTGCGCAGCTTTGTGCAGCGCCGCGCCGCGATCGAGAAGCAGCGAGATTCATCCCTCACCCCGGAAGCTGCAAACCTGAAAGCCCAGGAGTTTGTGGGCCAGCATTTTGCCAGCGACGCGGCCAAAGCGTCGGAGCTTCAGGGTGCGCTGGACAAGCTGCAGCAGTCCATTCCCGGCCTGACGGCGAAGTATACCGAGCAGGAAAGCGCGCTTGCCGGTCTGCAGGACCAGCACGCGGCGCTGGCCGCACAGCTGGCGACCGAAGAGCAGGCGGTAACCCGCCAAAGCAGCCTGGCGGGGAAAGCCCAGATTGCCGCGACTGCCGTTGCGCGGACCTCCAAGGCTGTGGGGCAGCTTGGCCGTAGACTTGCAGGTATTGTGTCGGGGGCACTGGTATTTAACCTGATCTCCTCCGCCCTGCGCTCCGTGGTAAACGTGATGGGAACCACGATTGCCAAAACAAACGGGGTAAGCACCGCGCTTGGCAAGTTAAAGGGTGCCGCAGCCACTGCTGCCGCAGGGCTGGCTTCCGCGCTTTCCCCTGCGATTATCGGGTTGCTGAACCTTCTCACCTCTCTGATCAACGGCTTTCTTCGTCTGCTTTCTCTCCTGACCGGGAAAAGCATCTCCAGCATGAAGCAGACCGCCAAGGGGATCAATGCCGTTGGCAGCGCCGCCGGATCCACCTCCAAGCAGGCCGACAAGGCCAAGCGCAGCCTGGCCGGGTTTGATGAGATCGAGCGGCTGGATGCCAAGACAGGGAGCAGCGGCGGAGCAAACTATAATTTTGATCATATTGCCAGCCCTCTGGGCGGGATCACGGACAAGCTGAAGAACTTTTGGAGCACCTTCCAGACGCTGCTGGCCCCCAGCGTTGCCGCATGGAGCGCCGCATGGGAACAGATACGGAACGCGGCCAGCGCCGTCTGGCCGGAGGTTCAACAGGCAGCGCTTGCTTTTTGGAACGAGGGGCTTTCCCCACTGCTCACCTATCTGAGCGGCACGTTTGCCCCTGGTGTGATCAATGCGTTTTCGGAAGCGTTTGCCCCCATTGTGGGCGGTGTTGCTTCCACTGCCATTTATGTCCTGGCCGACCTGTTCACCTGGGCATGCGGAATTGGCACGGACGCCATCAATGGTGTGCTGATCCCTGCGCTTGACCTGCTTTTGCAGATCTGGCAAGACCTGATGAGCGGCATCAAAACCGCCTGGGATACTTACGGGCAGCCCCTTATGGACGGTGTGATCCTTGCGTTCCAGAATCTGGAGGATCTGGCCACCCTCCTGTGGGAAACCATTGTCAAGCCAATCCTGCAGAACCTGATCAGCGTTCTGCAGCAGTTGTGGTCCTCCCACCTCAAGCCCCTGTGGGACGACATTCTTTTGCTGGTGGCAAGCGTTGCCAACTGCCTGCTGGACCTGTGGAACAACCTGCTGGCCCCGGTGGCCAAGTGGATCATCGCCACATTCGGCCCCGCGTTTGCTGAGGTATTCAACGCCATTGCGGACGTTGTTGGCGTGGCCGTTGGGGCTATTGCGGATGCCATCGATCTGGCCGTTGTTGTGCTGCGCGGGCTGACGGACTTTTTAAGCGCCGTGTTCCGCGGCAACTGGGATGCTGCCTGGCAGGCCATCGGCAACACGGTCAGCACCGTCTGGGATAAGATGACGAACGCCATCAAGACCGCCGTCAATGGCATCATCGGCTTCATCAACCGGATGATCTCCGCCGTTGTCACCGGCATCAATGCGGTCATCAACGCGCTGAACGGGTTGTCGTTCGACCTGCCGGACATATTCGGCGGCGGGCATGTCGGGTTTAATATCAGCACCCTGACCGCCCCGCAAATTCCCTACCTGGCGCAGGGCGCGGTTATTCCGGCGAACCGGGAGTTCCTGGCTGTACTGGGTGACCAGAGACACGGCACCAACGTAGAAGCTCCGCTGGACACCATCAAGCAGGCTGTGGCCGAAGTCATGGAAGATTTGCAGGCAGGCCAGATGGCGGGCTTTGAAGCCGTGGTTGCCGTGCTGCGGGAGATCCTCTCCGCCGTGTACGGCATCGAGCTGACCGACGAGGACGTAGGCCGCGCCGTACAGCGCTGGCAGCACAAACAGCTGACTGCCACAGGAGGTGTGTAATGTGACCCTGACCAATCTGTTCCAGATCGATGGCAAATCCCTGTACGCACCGGACTGCGACATCGAACCGAGCTATTCCGACCTGGATTCCAGCGATTCCGGGCGCGACGAAGCCGGGTTTATGCACCGCGAAGTGGTGCGGGAAAAGGTTGCCACCTGGCCCATCGCCTACAGCTGCCTGACGGATGACGAATACAAGTACACCATCAGGCTGTTTGCAGGCAAGGCAACGTTTCAGTTCACCCACCCCAAAGCCGGCTCTTCCACCGAGACAGAAACCACCACCTGCTACTGCAGCAAATACGGCATCGCCTGGCATAACGCCAAGACGAAACAGTGGAAGAACCTTAAGTTTAACATTATTGAATGCTGATTGAGAGTTAGAAGGTAGGAAGTAGGAGTTAAAACGAGCCTAAGATCCGGCATTGTAGGGAACGGTCTTGACCGTTCCGGGGCTTTGCGGTAGATGATGCCATAACAGGATTTACCGCAAGGCGACGGGCGCACACTGTGCGCTCCTACGGGATTGCGGCCCAATTTTCAACCCGTGCGCGCACGCGCACACCTTCCAACTCCTCACTCCTACCTCCTAACTAAAACCAAAGGAGGTGTATATTTGCTCCAACCAATTCTCACTCTCCCAAGCGGCACCGAATTAAAGGGCGGCTCCCCCGGCAGCGCGGTCAAAAGCCTGACGCTGCACACTGCGGTGAACGCCGGGCAGGAGTTCACCATCGGCTCTGCGTTTTCGGACTACATCGAAGCCGAAATCTGGGCGGACCCGGGCAGCAGCCTGCAAATTACTGCCGGGGACGCCCTG